TAGCTCACATGTAATGTTAATGTCTTCATAAACTCAAACATATACAATAAGATCCTCCCGCTATCCGACTCAAAATTAGTCGGTATTTAACACAAACATACCATTATCTCTACACGTTAAATTTCTTTCAAAAAACTGTGCAAAGGTCATACCCGAAGAACTGGGCAATCCATTATTTCACAGCTATTATCTCCGCAATACGCATGGAACCATTTTTGCAGAAAAAGGAGCCCAGCCAAAAACCATCATTGAGCACCTGGAAGACAGGGAAATTCAAACCGCCATGCCCCCATACGTTTTCAATATAGGGATGAGCGTCTTTCCTACCCCTCAGAAAAGCGTAGGCAAAACAACCGTTTTGATAAGGAATATATTAATCATATTATACACTATAAAGGATATTACACCAATAATAAAGTTGCTATATATTATCCCAATTTAATTATCCCCTTCGCCAGCAGAAATCAACCTCTCAACCTCTGATCAACTTCTGCTGATACCTAAGCCATCTCCATTCCTGTTCATACCGCCTATGGCATGTCGAATCCAGTTCGCCATCATTCCAAGTACGTTACTTTATAAAAATAGCAGAACTAATATCGCCATCCAATAGGACTTTCTGCAAGATATAGTTCTGCTTTTTAGATTCCCATATTTTATTTTCCAGATTCTTCGCTTCCTGCTCCTACTCTGGAGCATCTGGTACCGATTTTAACACAGCCAGCAAAAAACCAATCCTCTTCAAACTACGACATTTCTACAAAAATATCCCTTGTTTCTGCTACTCGCTGGAGATACTCTAATCCCCCATCAACACTGCATTTCCCACAAGAACAGGACACGAAATCATATATGGAATTTGATTCAATCACCTCACCACATGCTTTGCATTGAATACAATTCTTTATAATTTTCATGGCTGCTTCTCCTGTCCTTTATTGGATTCATGCATTTCTATTTTCGACATAATTCGACAATTGTCTCGCAGTTTGTTGAGTAGATAATAATGATGGCGAGAAGGTATACTCCTCCCCAAGCGGAAACGGTATAATTATCTTTACACGTCACTTTGATCCGCTTGATGTTCTAATTCTATTAAATATTTATCATAGTCTGACATAAATAATCGATCCTGAACAATACGATATTTTTCAAACTCAGTCTCTGCATGAAGCTTAGCCTGTTCCGCACTGACTTTTCCCGGTCCCATCAGCAGTTCGTTCCCGTTAAACTCCAAAAAACCATCAAGTCGCTTTGCCCAGTCCTCCATACTCATCGGTATTCTTCGTTCCGCCTGTAACTCCGCATAGTCGAGATAGAGTGAAACGATTCTCTGTAAATAGGACATTTCCTTTTCGCTAAGATAATTCTTAGCAACAGTAACATCTGCTTTGACAATTTTCCCATCCGGCGCTGATTCCCATGTTGTCAAACCCATATGTTCTTTTTCGGCATTTGCACGCTCTACAATCAATTCTGCTGCCGTATGACGATGTACGGCCCAATGCATCTTGTTCTGTACCATTTTGAAAAACTGCCGGGTAGTCTTGGCATCTTTGTCGTAATCAAACGCTGTGGCATAGAGATCTGTAACCTTCTGATAAAATTTTCGCTCGGACAGACGAATCTCACGAATATTTTCAAGCTGACGTTCAAAATATTCATCAGTGAACATATGCCCTTTTTTCAGGCGCTCTTTGTCCATCGTCCATCCTTGAATTGTATAATCCTTGACAATCTGACCGGCCCATTTGCGGAATCTTACGGCACGATCATTGTTCACTTTAAAGCCAACGGCAATGATTGCCTGTAAGTTATAATGTTTCGTACTGTAGGATTTACCATCCGAGGCAGTTATTAAGTATTTCTTAATAACTGATTCTTCTACCAGCTCATCATCTTCAAATATCCTTTTAAGGTGCTGATTGATTGCCGATACAGAAACATCATATAAGGTTGCCATCATTTTCTGCGTCAGCCAGATGTTCTCGTCCTCATAGCGCATCTCAAAACTATCTGAGTTACTACCTGTAGATGCTACATATGTTAAATACTCAGCGGCTGAACTATGGATTGTAATCTCTTTCTTCTTGTTTGTCATAATTTCTTTTCCTCAATCTTTATTTCCTCAAAAAATTATAGGTTTAAATATTCCCTAGTCCATTAATTATCCTTATATCGTATTACATCCAAATTAACATATTCAATCTCACGATTCACGGACCAGACACCTTCTTTTTGGACTACTCGAAATTCTTAAGTAGTTACCTTCCGCTCTAATTTCCAGTTATTAAAAATTCTGCAAATATATATTCCTACAAATCCCAACCAGCCCATTAAATCTGTTTATTGTTTCACTATTTTACACTTTTCTTCAACCGTACAATACTTTCGACTGTGTTTTCTTCGGGCATACGAATTCTTGTCCCTTTACAATCTCCATAATACACCGGAAACGCAAGATCAATATGTTCAATGCGCGAACCCTGACTTGTCCCATTATTAACAGTTTCATTCTTCAATTCAATCTTCTCAATAAATGTATTCATAAATTCTTTCTTTTCCATATCTGTCATTTTATCATACAGTATATCAAAATCCAGAAGAAATTCATACAGTTTTTTACCCGTAATTTCTTTCCCGTAAGATGCCCCAATCTTAGCATCAATATCTTTCATCGCCTCCTCAAACTCTGCCACCTTATCATACATGTTATCCAGCCTGTCCTGCATATCCTGGTATTTTCTCGTATAATGCTTATCCCCAGTATCCAGGCGATCCAGCATCTGTATCAGTTTTAGTTTCGACCCTTGTACCTGTTTCAGCTGTTTTTGCAGCTGCTCCCTCTCAGTTTCCAAAGCAGAAACATCCACCTTCTCTTCCAGTTTCTCCTGCACAAAACTCCTGAACTCATCCCCCGCAACCATATACCGGATAAATTCCTCTACTTCTGCATTAAACACTTTCTGGTTCAGCATCGGCTTATAATCACAAATCTTTCCATCGACTTTTTTTCTGTGATGGCATCTGTAATAAAATGTATCCTTGTATTCCCCAGTTTTCTTATTCTGCCGTCGCTGAACAGTTCCACTCATTCCACCGCCGCAAAGAGGACATCTGATTAATCCAGTTAAAATATGTTCATGCTCCAGACTATGAGTTTTAACAAACCTAACCCCCGTCCTCTTCCTTTTCTCTCTCGCCGCTTCCCACGTCTCTTCATCCACAATCGCCTCATGCAATCCATCCGCCAGCAGGTAATCATCTGTCTTCACCCGCCGGTACTCATCCCTCGTTCCCTTCACCTTCTCTGTAACATTCTTCCCGTAAGCAATCTTCCCTGTATAAACCGGATTATCCAGAATCTTCATGATCAGCCCTCTGGCAAAATAGTTCAGTTCATGTCCTCGTACCTTTTTCTTCGTATAACCTCTCTGGTTCAGATAATTGCAGATAGCATCTGCTCCCATATCCGTATGCACAAACTTGTCATAAATGATCCGCACAATCTCCGCTTCTTCCTCATTCACCATCAGTGTGCTGTTCCCGGAATCCAGATCATATCCGAAAGGAGCCTGCCCGCCATTCCATTTTCCCTCTCTGGCCTTCTGCTTTCTTCCTTCCATTGTCTGGACCAGAATATTCTCCCTTTCAATCTCAGCCACTGCCGACAGCACCGTGATGGTCAGCTTGCCGGAATCCTTAGAGGAATCAATCCCGTCTTCCACACAGATCAGATTCACGCCATAATCCTGGATAAACTGCAGGGAATTTAAAACATCCGCCGCATTCCTTCCAAAACGTGACAGCTTAAACACCAGAATAAATGCCACCCCGTCACGTTCCTCGGACACATCCTGCAGCATCCTCTGGAACTCCGGCCTGCCCGTAATACTCTTTCCGGATTTTCCTGCATCACAGTATTCCCTGACCACTTCCATGTCCTGAAACTCCGCAAACTTCATCAGCCGTTCCTTCTGTGCCTCCAGGCTGTAACCATCCACCTGCATTGCCGTAGAAACACGAATATAAATATAACATTTCTTTCTCACTCCACATTCTCCTTCCTGTATTCTACATCTGCATTCAGCATCCGAAAATGCTTCAAAGCATCCATGATTGCCAGTTCCTTCTCCACCGGACAGACCGGCACATGATTCTTATTTTTCGCCGGCTTATTATAAGCCTTTCCCACATCCAGACCATACTTCCTTTTTACCTGTGCAATATATAAGGAAGAAATATTCATTCCATACTTTTCTTTCACATATGCCATGATTTCCGCATAGGTTGCTTTTGCCTCAGAAACAGTCACCCGATGCTCCGTACAGTCTACTTCAAATGTCACCACTTCATCCGGTTCATCATTCTCTGCCCTTTTCCCTTCATCCTCATAATAAACCGGAAAGCGAAAAACAATCCTTTTCAGAATCCTGCCATCTTCCCTTTCATCCTGGAATACATCAATCCTTTCAATGAACTGCCTGCACAGCTCCCTGCGTTCCTCACAGTTCATTCTCTCAAACAGCAGGTCAAAGTTATCAAGAATCTTCTGTATATTATCAGAAGAACGAACGCCTTTCTTCAAAGCCTCCATCCGCTTTTTCAGCTTCCGGATCCTTTCCTCCAGAATCTCGATCCTGTCATAAACCTCATCAATCTTTGACTGAACAGCCTCATATTCATCGTCATAACCTTCTGCAAGAACATCCAGATTATCCAGTTCCGTCCCCAGCTTATATTTCAGATGCTCCTGACTGTGCAGTTCTTTTCTGGTTCTTTTCAGATCCGCTTCACAGGCATCCAATGAACTCCTGTCTCCAACCGTATTCATAACCGCCTGACGGAACTCCTTCGTCTCTGTCACCTTTCCCACAATTTCCATCACAGCCCTGTCCAGTTTGTCCTGATTGTACGTCCGCCTGCAGCTGCAGACATGACCTTCACTCTTACGTGTATTCCTGCATCCATAGGAATAAACAATCTTATAATAACCGCCATGATTATTGTTCTTTCGTTTATTCTTTTTTGTGACCATTCCTGTCCCACACTCCGGACATTTCACAAGCCCGGATAAAAGACTGATCCGCCCCGGATCATCTACTTTCTTCTGCTGTTTTCGCAGCCTCTTCCGTTTCTCCTGCACCTGCATCCAGATATCTTCCGGAATGATTGCCTCGTGCTTTCCCCTGACGGAAATAACCTCTTTTGGATTTCTTTTAATCTCCTCAGAATTTGTCCGTCTGTTATATACTATCATTCCATAATAAACAGGATTTCCAAGCACCGAAGAAACAAAATCCGAAGTAATAACTTTATCCTCTCCCTTCACAACACGCTTATAACCATTCTTATTCAGCCAGCCGACAACCGTATTCAGCTTCATGTCCAGCTCCAGATACTTCTGATAAATCAGCCTCACAAGATCTGCAGCTTCCGGAACCACCACCAGTTCCTTATTCACACTCACATATCCATACGGCACGCCTCCGCCAGGCCATCCACCGCTCATCAGCTTCTGCATCCTCGCCGCCATGAACTGCACAGTAATGTTCTCATGTTCCATTTCTGCCACAGCAGACAGGATAGCAAGTGTCAGCCTTCCACCCTGTGTAGAACTGTCAATGGCATCCTCAACACAGACCAGATCCACATCAAAGTCCATCAACAGCTGCACAGACTTTAAAATATCCGCCGCATTCCTTCCAAAGCGGGATAACTTAAACACCAGAACACAGGATATCTCATCTTTCTCACAGGAAATGTCATCCATCATTTCCATAAAAGCCGGTCTGCCCTTGATACTCATTCCGGATCTTCCTGCATCACAGTATTCCCTGACCACTTCCATTTCTTTATAGTCCGCATACTTCCGAAGCCGCTCTGTCTGTGCTTCCAGACTGTATCCCTCTGTCTGAGCCGCCGTAGAAACACGGGTATATATGTAACATTTCTTTCTCAAA